TGCGTATATGTTAGGTGGATCTGGTACTTATCAAACTAGAGTGGTGAGAGGATAATGGCAGGACAGTTAGATTCATTGTTAAAACAAGTAGCAAAACAGGTTGTATCTGATTTAGGTAGTTCGTTGGATACAACTATCAGTTATACAAAAAAGGGGGTTTCTAGTTACAACATTGAGACTGGAGAGGAGATAAGTGTAGATACTACTTTTTCTGATATAAAAGCACCAGTTGAATTTGTGCAGTCAACTGAAGATGATGGGAGAGAAAGAAGAGAAGCGAAAGTATATATTACACCAGATTTGATAGGCAATAATCAACCTAGTTTTGAAGATGAGATTACAATAACTTATGCGGGATCTGCAAGGGTTGCACAGATAGTTAATATTGATACGAGGCAGGGTGGACAGACATACCTGTTTACTATTTTGGTGAGGTTCTGATGGTTAAAAGTAGAGGTATTGAAAATATAGAAAATGATCTTACTGGTAATTTAGATAGAGATTTTAATATTTTAGTCAGAACAATTTTAAATGACTTATCCTCTAGAAGTAAAAGTATTAGTCCAATAGATACTGGATTTTTCATGTCAAGTTGGACAGCAGGTACACAAAGACCAAGGCCAGACCAACCTAGAGAAAATCATTCTCCGTGGAATACTATTAGGCCTACAGGAACTGGTAATCAAAGAAACCCTAATGCAGTAGTAGAACCAAGATTTCTTGATGACATACCAAATTTTAAACCTTTTTCTAAGGTATTTATTGGTAATAGATCAGAGTATGCTGCTAGAGCTTTAGCTTCTAATGAAAGTGATATTCCTCAATATGTGCAAGGTAAACTTAGAGATTTAATACAGAAAACATTTACAGATAAAAAACCAAAATTAGGTATTGCTACATTTGGAACTGGAGTAAAATATCCATCTAGAAATGTTAGATTTGCAGGAGGTGGAATTGGTCAATTTGCAGATCCTAGTTCTGTATTTGTTGATTACGAAACCCCATGACTTTAGTTAACACCAGAGCAGCTTTTGAAAAGGCAGTGACAGATGCAGTAGCAAATGTAGATCCTACTGTTGAGATGGTTTATGACAATATGATTTATAAAACACCAGGAAAAAATAAAAAGTATGTTGTCATGTCAGTAGATTTTGCACAGGCCACGACTCAAACTCAAGGTGCTTCAAAGGATTTTTATTCTGGTGTTATTCAATGCAATGTTTATTGTCCTAGAGGTAGAGGCACTGCATCGCTATCATCCATTAGTGAAGCTGTTATAGATGGTCTTACTTCTGTTAATGCTTCTGATTATACTGATACATTCAGTTGTACTCCAAGAGTATTAGATGTTGTTGGTCCTGCTCCTATTGAATTAGATGATTCTGCACACTTTCTAGGCTTAATATCTTGCCAATTTACAGCAAATGCCTAGTATACTAATATCAGTTATATATTAAAATGACAAGAGCCGTAGATCTTCTCAAAAACAAGTTTGGAGTTTCACAACTTTACAAGCATGATGTAAAACAAGATGATGAAATTATCCTCACTGTTTATTGGCATCCTTTGACTATTGCAGAAAGAGAAGCAATACAGAAAAAATCAAACTCTGATGATGTTAATGATTATGCGTTGCAGATGATGATACAAAAATCATTAGATAAAGATGGTGCAAGGTTATTTCAAGATGGAGACAAAGCTTCATTAAGAAGAGAAGTTGAAGCATCTGTCCTTGAACAGATACAGTTAGCGATGATTAATGCTGGTGCTGACAAGGGGGTTGAAGAGGCTAAAGCCGATTTAAAAAGCTAATAATGACTGGAAGTTTTTATTTTCATTAGCAAAGATGTTACATAAAACTGTAGCTGAATTATGTGATACTTTGACTATTGAAGAAATGATAAGTTGGGCTGCTTATGGTGAATTAGAACATGAAGAATATGAAAAACAACGAGAACAAGCACAACGAAGTAATGCTTTAAAAGGTAAAAGAAGGTAAGATAGAAGAAATGTTTTCATTATGATAGCAAGTGGCTAATTACGGAATAAATATTGATGTAAAAGTAAAGGCACAACAACTTCAAAAGTTTAATAAAGAAATATCTGCGACACAGCTTAAAGTAACGGCTGCTAACAGATCTATACATAATTTTGCAAAAACTTTTTCGGGAATTGCAGTTCCTAGTATTCAAAATTTTGAAAAAACTTTAGCTAGAGCAAATAAAGCATTTAGAGAAGCTGCTATTGGTACTCCACAAGCAACACGGGCAACAAAAGATTATCTTAAAGCTTTAACACTTTCAAATGAAGCTTTAGCAAAACAAAAAGCAGCAGTTGTTAGTTTACAAAATGCAAGACAATCAGATGCTTTTTTCCTTGCACAAGGAGCAAGAGCAGGAAGGCAAAATAGACTTGATGAAACTCAAAGTCAAGCGATAAGTGCTGCTATAGCAAGAGAAAATAATATTAGGATTCAAGCAGAACTTAAGAATCAAGAATTATTAAAAGAAGTACAAACAAGAGCACCAAGATTACCTGCATTTCAAGAAAGAGGTTTAGAAAGATTAGAAGATGAATTTAAAAAGAAAAAAGAACTTACAACTTTAGAAGAAAATGCTAATAAATCTAGTAAGAGAAGATTAAATTTTCAAGAAAAACAAAACCAAGAACTTGAGAGACAAAGGAAACTTGGTATAGGAGTTAATAAAAATGAAAAATTAATTAATGCTTCTTTTGAAGATCGAGTTAAATTTGCAGAAAAAAATGGAAAGATAAGAAGGCAAGCATTAATTAGAGCTAATAATTTAGTACTTGCTGAGAAAAAAATTACAGAACAAAGAGCTAAGCAAAATCAAACTACAGCAGCAGGTGGATCAAGAAGAAGGATAGGAAGTACAGCCAGCAGTGCAATTATTGGTGGTGCATTTCCTTTGTTATTTGGACAGACAGGTGCAGCAGCAGTCGGTGGTGGTCTTGGAGGTCTTGCAGGTGGAGCTATAGGTGGACAATTTGGCTTTGCGTTGTCAATTCTTGGTACTGCAATAGGTTCTGCTATTGATAAATCTGATAAGTTTAATTTATCAGTTGCAAAATTAAATGGACAACTAAAAACTTTAGGCTTTGATTCTCAATTTACAGGAAATGAAATAAACAAATTAGCTAACTCTTTAAAAATAACTAAAGAAGAAGCACTTCAAGTTGTTGGTGCATTTAGTCGTTTTGGTAAGGAAAGAGGAGAATTATTAGCTCAAACAATAGGTCAAGATACTGGTGGTTTATTTGCTATTGCAAATGTAAGAAATCAAGCAACAGCTTTACAAGCGATAGAAGCTATATCAAAAAATATTACTTTTGAAAAACAAGCTGAATTAATTGCATCGTTAAAAAATAATACGGCTACTCAAATACAATTAAAATTACAAGAAATATTATTAGAAGCAAAATTTGAAGAACAAAAAACTTTAATTGAGGAGATAGGATTAAGAGAAAGAATTTTTGATATTGTTAAAAAGACAGTATTAAAACTTTCAGAGGGGAGTCCAGATATGGCTGAATCTCCTGAAGAAAGAGTTGCAAGAGAACTTAAAGAACTAGAAGAAAGATTTGATAAATTAAGATTGATCTTTGATGGTGTTATAGGTTCTATTCAATCTGTTCAAACTGAAACAAATAATTTACAATTTTCTACTACTGGTGCAATAGAAAATATTGAAAAAGACTTAAAAAAATTACAAGATCCTATGTTTCAATTAATTGAAATATCTGGAGCAATAGGAAACTCTTTTGCAGAATCATTTAAAGGCATAGTGAAAGGAACTATGACAGCACAAGACGCTTTAAGAAATTTATTTAGTAGAACAGCAGATGCGTTTTTAGATATGGCAGCACAAATGATAGCAAAACAAATTCAAATGAAAATATTAGGAATAGGTTTAAATTTCTTTATGGGAGGAGGTCTTGCTTCATCAAGAGGTGCAACCACTGGAGGTACAGATAGATTTGGTAGAGATTTTGATGATCCCATGTTTGGTTTACCTCCTAATAGAGCAGAAGGTGGGCCAGTAAAACGAGGTGGTAGTTTTATTGTCGGAGAACGTGGGCCAGAACTATTTACACCTGGAGTATCGGGAATGATTACCCCTAATCATGCTCTAGGTGGTTCTACAAATGTAGTCGTAAACGTAGATGCTTCTGGGTCGTCTGTTGAAGGTGATGAGCAGCAAGGTAGAGAACTTGGTCGCCTTATCTCAGTTGCGGTACAATCTGAAATAGCTAATCAGCAAAGACCTGGAGGTTTACTTTTTAGATGACAACTTTTACTTTTGACGATGACGGTGTTGATACCTCAGAAGGAGGTACAAAACCTTCTTACAGTTCCAGAAAAACCTCCAAACCTATTGTTAACAATATCAGGTTTGCTGATGGTTTTGAACAGCGTCAGATAGTTGGTATTCCTGCTCATCAAAATCCGAGAATATATAATCTTACCTTTGAAAAGTCAAAAAGTGATGGTGATAAAATTGATCAATTCCTTAATGCAAGAGCTAATAACACTTTAGGTGCCTTACAGTCATTTGATTTCACTCCTCCTGGAGAATCCACCTCGGCTAAATTTGTTTGTGAAGGTTGGAATATTACAATTCCCTACGTGAATAGAGTTACAATTCAGGCAACATTTAGAGAAGTCTTTGAACCCTAATGACTATTCCAACCGAAGACCTACAGAAAACCAGCCCTGCTGCAAAAATAGAATTATTTGAGTTGGAATTGGTTCAGAATATTCATTATACAGGTACAAATTATCCTTCTGGGTCGGTTCAGGGAGTTTTTAGATTTCATAATGGAATTAATATGAATACAAGTGTAAATATCATATTTAATACAAAAAGTTATCTTCGTATTCCTATAGAGGCGACTGGTTTTGAAAAGCAATCCTCCAATAAATCAACTCCAAGACCTACTCTACGATTATCAAATGCCTTTTCTTCCATTACATCTATAATGCAGCAAGTAAATCTAATCACTCCAAGAAATGATTTGTCGTTGGCAAAGTTTACAAGAAAAACTACATTGGTGAAATATCTTGATGCTACTAATTTTGATTCAAGTTTACCTGAAATAGCTGTAACTAGTCCTCCTCAGTTATACCCAGATGAAATATATTTTATAGAACGTAAGGTGCAGGAGACACAGGATTTAGTTGAGTTTGAATTAAGAAGTGCTTTGGATTTTGGGAATAAAAGAATACCATCAAGAATTGTGACTCGTAAAAATTTTCCAACTGTCGGAGGTTTTGCAATATGAATACTTGGCAGCGTGAAGCTCTTTATCATGCAAAGACAGAATATCCTAAAGAATCTTGTGGCTTGGTAATAGAGAAGAATGGAAGTCAACAATATTATCCTTGCAATAACATAGAAATAGATGGAGTAAATTCTTTTACAATTGATCCAGAAGACTGGGCTAAAGCAGAAGATACGGGAAAGATACTTCATATCTGTCACTCTCACCCCAATGGTGATTTAAGAGCATCAGAACTTGACATAGAAAACTGTAATAATATTGGTTTGTCGTGGTTTATATTTGCACCTATCAGTGAAAATTTTGTTGAACTCAAGCCCAAAGAATATAAACCTTTACTGTCCAGAGATAAGTTTATTGATACACATAGTAATGATAAGGAATTAAGAAAAATAAAAGTATATGGCAGATTGGCAGAAATGTTAGGCTGGCATACAGCTTATGCGAAAATAGATAATTTAAATGATGTTTATGGATTTTTAACTTCTAACTATCCTCATGTAAAAGCTTATTTAAAACAGAATGTATATAAGGTAAAAGTCAGTGATAATGTAATTTTTAATGATGAGATTCCAGTTAAGTTAGACAAGGGAGATCTGGTAATAATACCAGTAGTTTCAGGTAGAATTTTTCAAATTCTTTTAGGTGCGGCTTTAATTGGAGGTGGCTTTGCATTACCAGCAGCAAAAGCAGCTTTAGCTAAATTTTTGTTTGCTTTAGGTACGAGTTTAGTTTTAAATGGTGTCGAAAGACTTTTATTTCCACCTAAAAAGCCAAATTTTCCAGAAGAGGAAGTTAGTAATAATTTTAGTTTTAATGGTTTACAGAATGTAAGTAGACCTGGAGTTGCAGTACCATTAGTATATGGAGAGTGTTTTGTTGGATCTGTTGTCATTTCAGCAGGTGTCGATACAGCACAAGTCTTTAAGAATTAATTATTGTTATGACCGATTCAAGTATTAATAGCAATATATTCGATGGTAAATTTAATATTTTAAATACTGGTGAAAAACTAGGTGATGTTGATTTTAGTATAAATAAAAATCCTGAAGCAGGAAAATTACAGAGCCGTCAGTTTGTCACTATTTTAGATTTACTTGCAGAAGGTGAGATCGCTGGTTTTGCTACACCACATAGATTAGGAATTTCTTTTAATTCAGAAAATACTAGTAAATATCAAGTCATAGGATTAAAAGATGTCTTTTTGAATAAAACTCCTGTTTTAAAATCAACAGCACCTGATACTTTAGCTAATATTAATTTAGCCAATGATTTTAATTTTGGAAGTAGCTCTGCAAATATTCCCAGAACTGTAAGCAGAGTTGGAACGGCTAGTCAGACAAGCATTTCTTTTTTAAATCAAACTGAAAGAGAACTATTAAATCAAAGAGTAAAGGTAACAAAGTTACCATCTGCGAATGAAAATACAGATACTTCTACAACTTCTAATTTCAATCAAGAGTTAACGGTTCCAGGGGAGTTTGATGCTCTTAGAGTTACATTAATGTTTCCTAGCCTCTTTAGTGGTAATGGTGAGAATGGAACAAAAGTAGAATATACAATACAAATTTTAGATAAGAATGACGTACCAAGAAAGACTATTACATCTATTCCTGAAGTATCTAAGCCTAGAAGAGTTGAATGGTATAGATGGGCTGATGTAATTAAAACGGTAGATGGTAATCAACAAAGACACGCAATATATAGTTTTAATTTTACACCGTCAGAAAATATAGATAATTATGGTGAAAATGTTCAATTAAGATTTAGTAACTTTGATAAGATAAAAGATTTTAAAAGAAATATCCAAAGACCTTCGCCTAACCCTAACCATGAACCTTTAGATTATAGCCGAAAAGTGGCAGTGACTAGTCCTTCAGCTTTTAGCACAGATACCCTTCCTCCTCTTGAAGGTAATTTAGTAGCAGATAGATTTATATATAGCACTAGAAGTAATCCTACTCAAATTGAGCTTCCAGATATTGACAGCACTGGAACGGTTATTAACGATACTACTGGTTTAACGGCTGCGGTAACTACAATTACTAATGAAGTTGATAGAGATAATACAAGTCAAACCTTTAAACAGTTAAAGACTTTTGATACATATAGTGATCAATTAAGTAGTGGTATTTTTAATGAAGATGATGATGGCTATACAAATGAAGGTTTAAGCTGGCCCAGGCAATTAAATTTTAGCAGACGTCTAGTTGAAGAAGACGATGACGATACCTATTTCTTTCCAAAATCGAGGTTTAATCATCAAAACTCTTTTAAGATTGCTGTACCTTTAAATTTGACTGATGGTTCTGGACAGGCATTGGCTCATCCTGCAATAGGTTCCTTTGGTACATGTGATATTGAAACTTCTTTAAAATTTATAGATGATAACAACACAAGTTCTGGAGGTTTTGTAGAAGGTAAAACTTTATCTCCATACTTTAAAGATCATATTTTAAATATTCAAAATATAGAAAATTCAGATTATCCTATAAAAATTAATGTTAGAAAATTAACTAATGATCATGAGGGTTCTAGCAAAAGTAATGATTTATTTGTGTCGGGTATTACGGGATTAATTGCTCGTAAAGATACTTATGAGAATAGTGCTTATACAGCGGTAAGATTTGATGCTCAAGTATTTGGCTCGATACCTACAAGGCTGTACAGAATCAGAGGTAAGAAAGTTAAAATACCTCATAATGCAACAGTTAATATTGCAACAGGAAGGATCACATATAGCGGAGCTTTTAATGGTACGTTTAAAACTGATTCAGAATGGACAAATGATCCAGCATGGATTCTTTTTGATTTACTTACGGATACAAGAGTAGGTATGGGCCAGCAGGTTACTGATGACCTTATTGATAAATTTGCCTTTTTTGAAGCTTCAAAATATAACAATGAAACTATAAAAGGAGAAGATGGAGTTGATAAACCTCGATTTTCTTTTAATAAGTCGTTCCAAACCCCCACTGATGCTTTCTCCTTGTTAAATCAGGTGGCTGAATCCATGAGAGCTTCCCTGTTTGTTTCAGAAGGTCGTATCTCCTTAACTCAGGACAGGCCAGCAGATAGTGTTTATTTCTTTTCTTATGCAAATGTACTGGAGGGTGGTTTTGGTTATACAGGTCCAGCACAGTCATCAAGGGATACTATTGTTAATGTAAAGTTCTTTGATAATGAAAAAAGAGAATTTGATTTAGTTACTGTCAACGCAAGTGAGGTTATAACAAATAGTTTTCTTGAAACTCTTTATGGAGAAAATATACGTAATTTAGAAGCTGTAGGTTGTACTGATCTTGATCAGGCAAAACGATTTGGACGATGGCATATATTTACACAGAATAATCAGGCAGATATCGTTAATTTTTCTACAAATGCTGCTGCTGGAACGCTTTTAAATCCTGGAGATGTGATAACAATACAAGACCCAATGAAAAGCAACACAAGGGTTTCAGGTAGAGTGTCAAGTTTTAGTATTTCAACTGATCCTGCTGACAGGTTAACACTAACATTAGATTTATTTCCCGATGGTGTAACCTCTATAGATCCCAATGATAAATTTTTTATAATTTTAAAAACAATAGAAAATCAAAGCTCAATAACTAGTAATCATATAACTAAATTAAATGCGGAATCTGATACTGAATCGTTGCCCTTTATTAAAAAAGAACTAACAATATCAGACATAAACGCAACTGAAAAAACTATCACATTCAATGATCCTAACAATAATGTAGGTAACGCTATTCAAGTCAATACTGTATGGGTTTATGAAAAGGCTTCACAAGCAGAAACTCAGGATTATCGTATCATTTCTATAAGTGAGGAGGAAAATGTTTATTCTATCAGTGCTGTAGTTTACGATGCTACTAAATACTCTGTTATAGAGACTGGTGATGTACAAAAATTTGAATCCAACCAAGTTTTAACAACACTTGTACCACCTGATAACCTAAAAGCAGAAGAATCTATAATTGTTGAGGATAATAAGGCCCTTAGCCGTTTAACAGTTTCATGGTCTTATGTAAAAGGCATATCAAAGTACCTTGTGACATTAACTGATAGTGAGGGAAGAGATGATGATCCAGTTGAAGTTTTTACAAATCAATATGAAAAAATTGATTTACTTAATGGTAAATATACAGTAAGAGTACAGAGTATTAACTTTTTTAATGTTTTAGATCAAAATTTTAATGAAATATCATTTGAAATTAAAAAAAGTAAAGGAGTACGATTACCACCTCAAAATCTGGCTTTAAGTATTGTTAATGATGAAATAAAATTATCCTTTGATAAAAGCACTGAACTTGATATCCTTTTTGGAGGAAATGTAAGAGTAGATCATTTTTCAGATACAACCGCTCCAAGTGATATAAGAAATATAATTGGTAATATTGGTACGTTTGATGGTAATACCAATAATGCAGTTGTACCTAATTTGTCAGGAACATATGTAGTAAGATTTGAAGATAATTCAGATAATTTATCGGGAAACGCAGTAATAATTAATTCAAATTCTTTATTAGAGGGAGAAAGTTTATTTAAATCTGTTGACGAAGCAGATGTAAACGGTAGTACTCCTTTTAATGGTACAAAAACAAATTGTGAATACGATTCTTCTAAGTCAGCATTGGTATTAACAGATCCTACAGAGCAATCTTCTGGAGAATATCTTTTTAAAGAAGGCAATATCATAGATTTAAGTGAAGAAACAGAAGTAATTATTGAAAGAACTTTACAGGCTACAGGTTACTACCCTGGTGGTGGTGTATTATTTTCAGAAAGATCGGCTGAAAACAACTTAAATGTTAGTCAATGGGCAAGTTTTTCAGGTCAAATCGCTTTAGATGGAAGCGTAGAATTGCTTGTTCAGACTACTAATGCAAGCCCTGCTGGTAGTAATTATGTAAATAGTGATTTTGATAATATAACTGCTGTACCTTTAACTAAATCTTTATTTAAAGCTAGAGGATTTAAATTCACATTAAGATTTAATGTCACAGACGAATCGCAGAATATACAAGTAAATAAACTAGGTTTTAAACTCTTTAAGAAAGCTGTACTTGGAACCTTTACTTCAACTCTTAATGATAGTAACGAAGTCAATAATACTATAGACTTAGGAGGTCTTGCTAGTTAAAATAATAAAAAAACTGATATGTCACAAAACGATTTTGATATTGAAGATGGTACAGGGGAAGCAGTTCTTAATGACATCAATAGTGCTTTGCAGGCACTAGCTTCAAATAGTAAAGAACAAAATGCTCCGTCAACAAGTTATCCCAGTCAATTTTTTGCTAATGAAAGTTCAGGTAAATTAAGTTATCGTGATGGTTCAGATCCAAGTACTTATTATAATCTAGCCAATCTTGATGGTGGTCTTTTTGTGGATCAAGCTAGTACTTTTAATGGTGATGTAATTTTTCAAGGGACAAACGGCATAGGGAATATTACTTTTGACCCTAGTGTTACCAATGGTGCTGGTGGCTTTAAATTTAGTGATTTTGCAACAATTAGATTAGGGACTGATGATGATTTTGTTATTTCTCATTCTGTAGGTTTTAATATTTTTGCATCTATAACAGATAAACCAACAACAATGATAACAAAAACAACAGGAGGTACTCAGGCTTGTTATACATTACAAACAGAAGATAGCTCTGATAGAGATAATGCGTATCAAGCTTTTGTAAATGGTCATCAGGAATTACATTTCAATGGAACAGAAAAGTTCAGAACTAGTGCAAGCGGTATTACTGTCACAGGATCAGTTACAACCCAAGATATTAATATGTCAAATTTAAATTCTTTACCTAATGAAGTTGATAATACTCAAGGTAGTTGGTCGATACAGGAAGGGTCTGATGATTTATTTCTTATAAACAGAATTAATGGTAAAAAATATAAATTTAATCTAACTGAGGTTTCTTAAGCTATTCTTTAATTAAATAATTTATTTTTATGTCTATTACTTTTATCTGGGAAATAAATAAAAATTATTGTGAAAGAGATACATCTGATGGTTTTTTTCGTAAGGTTACTTATAGAGTGAAAGGTTTATATGATAATGAAGAGAAATTTAGATATACAGGTTCAATTACATTAAACAAACCTGAGACATTACCTTCTGATTTTATTAATTTTGATACAGAAGCTGGTACGCCAAATCAAGAAACTATGATTAATTGGGTTAAGGATAATTTAGGTTCTTTAACAGTTCAGTTAATAGAGAGTAATATGGAAAAAGAGATAAACTTATTGAACAATCCAATACAATCAACTGGTGTCGCTTGGTAATCACTTATGGCTATTATTCCCGCAGTAAAAGATTTTGTAGTTCAAAGAAATGCAGATTTCCCTATTCGTCTTACCATTAAA